ATTGAAACTATCTACTACTGGCTCATCTTGAACTGAACTTTTTTCATCTCTCATCAATAGAGTTTTAATTCTTTCTGTTTTATCTTGTATTCTAAACCACAAACCTAACAACGATAACTTAATATCTTTTGCTGTTTTTAATAATGAACCAACGGCTACATTTTGTGGGCCGTAGTCGTGTTGTTTTCTCAAAAATAGTTCGTATTGTTCTTTTTGTATTTTTCTAAACTCTTGTGTCATTTCTGGATATTTGTTTTCCATATACGAAATAACATCTGTGTTTTTAGTGTTGTCTACAATTTTACTATAAAATTCCTCTTTTAATGTAGAACTCTCTTTGATAGTCTTTTCCATTATCTCTCCTAATGTAATGATTTTTTATGTAAATGTCAAGTATTATTTTATTGGTAAACCAAGTTTTTTTATTTCTTTTGGGTCTGTTCCGTATTTTCCGAATAGTTCTGCTAATTCATACATACCACCCTCAGTCAAAAGAAACATTTCGATATGTTCTTTGGCTGTTCTAAAATTAACTTGGTAGTGGTTAGAAACTATTTCTAACGCCCATCTGGGATATTCAACCATTTGTTTTTTTCCTTTAACATATTTTAACCAAACTTTTTTCTTTGGTAAAATGTCTATGTATAGTTTGTATAGTATTTCTGGTTTTATATTGTATCGTTGAATCTCATTGACTAACTCTAACCAATTTGGATTCATTGATAAAAATCTATTCACCATAAAATTACTGAAAGTTTTTTTGTCATCTTCTGATAACTTACTCCAATAAGTTTTATGTTGAACTGAAGTTATTTGATTTATGTGGTCAAATAAACTTTTTTTTTTAATTATTACTTTCTGCTTTTTCACTTGTTGTCGGGTTTAATTTTGAATTAATGTGACCACAATTACCACAACTATAAACTTGAACTGGTATAATTGCTTCTTGACCGGTTGGTGAAACTAAAGCAGATAATTTCTTTAAAAAGAATGACTGGATAAATAATCCGTTTCCACACTTCTCACAAAGAATTGTTTCCGCTTGATTTAAATCTAATTGAACATTTGCTTGTTGTTGTTTTTTGTCTGTTAACATTTCTTCTCCTATTTAATAGTATTTAAAATTTCAATTAACATAGCCATAGCGTTGATTTCTTTATCAACTACTTGAGCATCAGATAACTCATATTTAGCTATTGTTAATATAACTTCTGCGATATGTCCTTTACCATAAGAATCTACTTCGTCATATAGTAATCTAAACAAATCTGCATAATCTCTGATTTGTGAATCTGCTAATAATTGTCTTAAGTTTTTAAAAGCATTCTTCTTGTCTTGTGTTTGTAATATCTCTAACACTTGTAATTTATAATCGTTCTGAACTAAACTTTCTGTATCTACTATAAGATTATTATCTACAATGTTTCTTTGAACAGCATTAATAATTCTTCTGATATCTGGATAACTTGAATTTACCATTGTTACGATTTGTTCATTATCAAAAGAAACTCCCTCTGTATTTAAAATACTTGATGTGTGTATTGCTACCTCTTTTTTAGAAGGTGGAATGATTTGAAATGATTGACAACGACTTTGTATCGGGTCAATTATTCTTTCCACATAATTACAAGTCAAAATAAATCTACAATGTTTTGAAAATGTTTCCATAAGATTACGCAGTGCGGCTTGTGCGTTTGGTGTCAAGAAATCACACTCGTCTAAAATAATTACTTTTAAATCTTTGAAACCTACTGATGAAGCAAACATTTTAATTTTGTTTCTCACGGTTTCTACATTATTTTCATCAGAAGCATTTACATACATTTGGTCACAATCAATATTACTAACCAATAATTTTGCAAGTGTTGTTTTACCGGTTCCTGCTTTTCCGTGTAATAATAAATGTGGAATATCACCAGTAGAAATATACCTACTTACTTTTGTTTTTAAATGTTCGTTTCCAATATAGTTTTCTAAACTAACCGGTCTATATCTTTCTACCCATAATGAATGTTGTTTATTTGCTGTCATACAATTCTCCTAAAACCAATCGTGTTTTTTTACTACAACCTTTTCTGATTTTTGTCTTGGTGTTAACTCTAATTTAACATTTTTTGTTAAAGAAGTCAAGTCTTTTTTTAGTTTTTCTGGAATAGAATAACTTGTGTAAGGACTATTATGATTATCTTTAACTCCTATTTCTAATAAATATCTACGAATATATTGCCATACCGAATTTAATTGAATATTTGGTTGAACTTGTTTAATAATATCATTTTTAAAATTAATACCATTTTCAATACAATACAACCAATTATGTGCATCTTTTGGAATATGTTTTCTTTCTTTATCCATAACTTCATTGATAGAACTTAAAACATTTTCTTTGAATTGTTCATCATAATTTGGTAATTCCCAACTAAATTCTTTTGGTAGATTCTTTAATTTATACTGAAAATCCTCTTTGGTTTTAAAAAACAATGGATAGTCATCACCGACCACTTTACGCATAGTAGGGTGGTCGTAAATTAAAACTGGTTTATTTAGTGATAATCCGTCTTGTATCGATAGATTCCAAGTTGCATAATTATCAACAAAACAAACACTACAAAGAGAATTTTCTAGTAAGTGTCTATATTTAGGTCTACTCAATCCTTGAGCTTTGTATTTCTTTGGAGCTTTAGAATCCGTGCACCAAACATCATAATCTAACCCTTCCATATATTCTTCAAAACGATTTACCCCCGTTGACTTAGCCCATCTGTGATTAAATACTATTGTATTTGAAACATCACTTTTTAGTGGAACTGAATCTGGAAACTTATCATTTGATAATGGAAAAGTTTTTGTTTTATCTTTTACATACCCTAAATTTAATTCAGTAGATTGTTTGTTTGAATAGTTCTTTTTCAACCACTCCGAAGAAATATCTGTGTGAAAGAATGTCTTATCACTTTGTTGTATTGCTTCTAATTGTCTTAAGTAGGACGGTGGTATTGCTGATGAAGAACGACTTTGTGGACAATCTACCCAATGAAAAAATATAAAACGAGCCATATTTTGTCCATACCTTTTATCATTAAACGATACTAATATATTGTATAGTTTTTCTGGTTGATGACAAAATACAAAATCAAAATCCATAAAACGAAAATCAAATAAGTTTCTAAATGACGCTCCGTCAAAGTGAGAACGATTTGATAATACATCTCTTGGATATTTGAATGGAATTAAGGTAACATTTTCTCTGTCATCTGGTATATTGTGTTTTTCAGGCACAACTACATAATGATGACACTTTGGTAAAAATGTTATCGTCTTATCCAATACCTTATAATTAGAATCAAATTCGTGCTGAAATACTCCACTACTATCAAATCTAACTGGGGATTGGAAGTGTAATAATCTTAATCCCTCTGGTTGTTTCATATTAATTTACATTTTGAACTGCAACAAGGTAGTATGTTGATTCGTAGTCATTAATATTAAAAGTAATTCTTGCTAATCCTTCTGAACTAACTTCTAATACTGCAGATTCACATTCCTTGTTTGCTTCTAATACATCTTTAAATAAGTTTGCGTTAAAAGATATATTGTCTATTGTGTTATCAGTTTGATTTTCAACCGGAATCGCTACACGATTAGTTGCAATAGATGAATAACCTATTACTACTTCGGTCTTATCACTAGAAATCACCGTAAATGATTCTGTATCTGGTAATGCTCCTTTACCTGAAATAAACTTACTAATAAAAGTTTTGTCAACATTTAATAGTAATTCAAACTCCGGTATTTGTTTTAATACTGGTGGTGTATTGATAACCGAAAGGTCTGATAACATATACTTTACCTTTGCTCCACCATCACTTGCGTCTAATGAAATAACTTTTTCACCTGACTTAACTAAGTCTACTGAAATATCACTATCTAATACCGATAATACTTTCAATAAAACATCAGTTGTATAAACACCAAATTCAGCGTCTGTAACTGAATAATTGTTTAGTTTTACTTCTCCTAAAAGAGATTTATCACCCGATACAAATCGTGTTGATAAACTATCTCCTTCAGATTTAACAACTACTGAATTGACATTTCCGCCAAGATAGTATTTGTTAATGAACTTGATTAACTTGTTTTTATCCATTGTTATAACTCCTTGTTATGTAACCATTTTATATTAATAAATATCATTTTGTATTCTCAAAATCAAAAAAACTTTTCTATTGTAGAACTTTTATCCATTGGTAAACTCCACATTAAACTTTCATAAAACATCTGTATTTTTTTCTCTAACGCTTTTTGATACATTTTTTCGTAATCAGCATAATCTTTTATAAACTTAATAACTTTTGGTGAATCCTCGTGTCCTTTAAAAGCAATAGTTTCCATACCAATAGGATTGTTTTTCAAGTAAATCCACTTAACCTTATCTCCGTCAGCTATAAATTGATATTTTTTATCATCACCAAAATATCTTAATAAGTCATTGTGATTAATAGATGCTTTTACATGCACGGGTGTTCCTTTTTTATGTGCAGTTATTACTGATTTTTCATTTGTTGTTGTAAATGAATTTCTTTTACTACTTTCAATAAACTTTGTTATTTTCTTTACACCAGTAGGCATTGCAATCTCGTCATAATGTTTAGTCAATAAATCTCTTTTGAATGTTAATATTCTGTTATCAATCTTATCTTTTGGAACACTCAATAAAATGTCTTCTAAAACTTCTTTCATTAAACTTCTCATAGCATTTGGAAAGTTAGAACGAATAGTATCTAATCCTTTTACCATTGTTTTATTAACTTTAACACCATTGTCGTTAATGATTTTCATACCATATCTTTTCTTAACAATAAATAATCCTGATTTAGCAATCAACTCTTGTTTAATCTGAAACTGATGTTCACCTTTTATATTACAAAATCTTTGAGCGAAATAATCATAACCAAGATTAATATAATCTTGAACTTCTGAAGCTATTTCTAATATTCTTTGTGTCATCATAACTTCTGATAATTTTTCACCAGGAAATCTTTTTTCAATCAAAGGAATAGCAGAATAGAAAACTGAATCTGTATCAATGTAAATACAATAATCTTTGTCATCTCCTAATTCTTTATTGTAGAAATTATTTGCTATCTTTTTAGTAAATTTAATTAACGATTGTCCGGTTGTTGTAACGGCTGTTGCATTATCTGTATCATAAAATCTAAATACTGATAATCCTAATACACCATAAATAGAATTTAGTAGAACCTTTTGTAGATATTGTCTTCTATTAAAGTAATTATATTTATCATCATCACCTTCGTCAGAAAACTTCTTCGCTAACTTTCTGTATTCAACTCTTTGTTCAAACCATTTAGTTAAGATGGCTGGAATTAAACCAAGTTTGTCTGTTCTGTAAATTACACCATTAGATGCTATTGAAACTGGTGTATTATCAATAAATTCTTTTAATTCTTTTTCATCAAACTTTCCTCTAACCTTTTCATCTCTCATCAAAGTATAAGTTTTTTTACCACCACCTTTAATGTAATCTTCTGCATTCCAATTCTCTAATTTACCAATCTTTGTTTCTGGAGAAATGTTTAGTGTTCTCATAACTGAAGGATACATTGAAGTTACATCTAAATCATATACCCAATCGTGTTTTCCGCGTTGTGGGTCTTGAACATACGCTCCCTCAAACATATCTTGACCCATTAACTTTCTCCCGTCTCGTCTTTTGTCAGGTGCTATTAATCCAACTTTTTTACAATAAACTAATATCGCTCCCTCAATATATCGTGATGACCAATATATTTCCTCGTAAGGACAATGACCAATATGACATATACCACGAGCAATATCAATATAATCTAATTTATCGTCTAATCTTTTAATCAGTCTAACATCTTGAACATTGTAATCAATAAACTTTTGTATGTCTTGTTCATATAAATCATTTAAAGTTCCTTCATACTCAACTTTCTTTTCACCCAATTCGTGTTCCGCGATAGCATCTAAACGATAAGATTGTCTTTGAGAAAATGTTAAATTTTTATAAAGTCGTAAATAATCTAATGATGATACACCAGCGATTTCATATTTACCTGAAATAGTATTTAATCTTACTTGATTGATTGGTGATAAAGTATTGGCTACATATTGACCTAAAACTTTTTCTGCTCTATGATATAAATAAGGAATATCAAATGTGTCTGTGTTCCAACCACTTAATATTGTTGGTTGTATTTCTGAATATTTTGTGAAAAATTGTTGTAATAGTTCTTCTTCTGATTTAAAAATTTCTACAATCACATCTTCATTTTTATAACTTTCTATTCTATTATCCTCATCTAAAGCATAACAATAATATTGATTCATTGTATCTTCGTAAAACGCTATGGAAGTTATTTTGTTTGGAGCAGTATCTGGACTTGGAAATCCGTCTGTTACTTCTACCTCGATATCAAAATATAATCTTGTGTGTCCTAATGATATTTCATCAGAATCATAATATAAATCGACAAGAGTTCTTATTTCTGGAACAACATCACTTTCAAATGTATGCATATCTCTATCAAAATTCCAAACTTTTTTTAGTCTATCACCATAAATAGATGTATGTGTTCCACCTCTATCTTTCACATACGCGTATCTTTTATAAGGCATAGAGAAATAACCTTTGGTGTCGTCCCAAATGTGAATTTTTCTTTTTTCTTTGTCGTAATAAATGTTTTGAAACATATTAATTTAAGCTGTAATAACCTATCGTTTTCATATAATAAATATAATAATAATTTTTGTTAATGTCAAGTATTTTTTTTTTGTGGGGGTGAAATTAATCACCCCCATATAAATATAAGTTAATTGTAAAACCAATGTTTGCATATCTT